AGCTCATTGAATGTGGACAGGATTTGGCCCAATGGTCCTGACGAGATTCAAGGTCTTGCTGCCCACAATGGCTTCTTGATCATCTTTGGTAAGCGGCAGATTCTGGTTTACCAAGATGCCACCACTCCCTCGACCATGCAGTTGAGTGATACGGTTGGAGGAATTGGGTGTATCGCAAGGGATACGATTCAGACAACCGGCAAGGATGTGTTGTTTTTATCCAACAGTGGTGTCAGGTCGTTTGCCAGGACGATTATTGAGAAGTCTGCGCCTCTTGGGGATCTGTCCAAAAATGTGCGAAATGACATCATGGACATTGTTAGTGGCGAAACGCTGGAAAACATTAAATCTGTTTACTCTGAAAAAGAAGCCTTTTACCTGATTACATTTCCGTCTGTCAAAGAGGTCTACTGTTTTGACACAAGGGGTCAATTACAGGATGGTTCTTTCAGGGTGACGATTTGGGACTCTATAGAGCCTACTTCTTTGCTGTCTCGTAGAAATGGAGATGTCCTGATTGGGAAAACTGGATACATCGGAAAGTACGGAACCTATCAAGATGATGGTGTGGCGTACAGGATGTTGTACTACACCAATCATGCCGACCTTGGTAATGTAAACGTCACATCGATCCTGAAAAGACTGAGGGCTACTGTCATCGGCGGCACGAATCAGACGGTCACGATGAAGTGGGGATTTGACCTCCTGACTAACTATCAATCTGCAAACACAACTATTCCAACGCAAGGTATTTCTGAATACGGGGTTGCTGAGTACGGTGCTAATGGAGTGCCTGTTGCCTACTACTCTGAGGGCGTATTGATGCAGATTCTGTCTGTTCCTGCCACTGGTAGCGGGAAGATTGTGCAAACTGGATACGAGTCAGATATTAACGGAGCATCGCTGTCGATTCAGCGCATTGAAATCCAATACAAGGATGGGAAACTGTCATGAGTAACTACACCAAAAGTACGAACTTTGCTACCAAAGATGCACTTGCATCTGGCAATCCTTTGAAGATTGTTAAGGGCACTGAGATTGATACTGAGTTCAACAACATTGCCACGGCCATTGCAACGAAGGCTGATCTTGCCTCGCCTACGTTTACTGGCACTCCGTCTTTGCCTACTGGAACGACTGCGGTAACACAGTCATTTGGAACTAGCTCAACCACCTTAGCTACGACTGCGTTTGTTCAAGCGGCCCTAGCAGCATTGCATCCTGTTGGTTCTATCTACATCAATGCCACAAACTCTACCAATCCTGGGACATTGCTAGGATTTGGCACTTGGACGGCATTCGGAGCTGGTCGTGTACTTGTTGGCTTTAACGCTAGCAACACTTTATTTGACACAGCAGAAGAAACTGGCGGCTCGGCAGATGCGATCACTGTCAGCCACACTCACACAGCAACCACCACAATCACTGATCCCGGTCACATTCACAGCATTAACGCATATCAAGCTGGATATGACGTGCCAAATGACCGAGTGGCTGGTGATGCTTGGAATACCGCTGTAACGTATAACACAAATAGTGCAACCACCGGAATCACAGCATCTACATCAGTAGCATCGTCTGGTTCTTCTGGCACCAATGCCAACTACCAGCCGTACATTACTGTGTATATTTGGAAACGGACTGCATGAAGACTCCTGTAGTCATCAGAAGTGAATACATCATGTATCTTGAGTTTTTTGACAATCTTTTATGGATTCATGCAGATGTTCAAAAATGGACCTGCTCAATCAAGCGCAGATTGTTAGAAGACTTGAAAACGATAGTTGGATTGATTGGAATGCCCGTTTTGGCATTTGTTGAGATAAGCAACACAAAGTTGAGAAAGTTCGTGGAAACGCTTGGAATGAAAAAAGAGCAAGAAGTTGTCACGGCGACAGAGGTACAAGCCTTTATCTATTCTTGGAGATAATCATGGGTGGTTTAGTTTCTGCTTTTGGTGGGGCTGGTGCTGGCTCGATAATCGGCGGTGGTCTTGGCCTTCTTGGTGGCGTATTGGGTGGACGATCTGCGGCAAGCGCAGGCAGAGCTTCCGCTGATGCTCAATTACAAGCCGCTCAAATAGCCGCTGAAGAAGCTCGTTTTCGACCTGTAGGTATCACAACTCGATTTGGTCAGTCTGCATTTCAGACCGATGATCAGGGCCGAGTAATAGGCGCTGGTTACGAGCTTTCTCCTGAGCTTCGTGCCTATCAAGACCGCCTTATGGGCTTGACAGGCATGGGTTTGACTCAGGCTGAGGCTGCTCCTGGCTTGTACCAACCCTTGATGGCTGCTGCTCCCGGATTGTTTGGACTGGCTCAGGGCTATCTGGCAGAGACTCCGCAACAAGCTGCTCAACAGTACATGGCTCGTCAGCAAGAACTGCTGGCTCCGGGCCGTGAGAGGCAGCTTGCACAGATTCAAAACCGCTTGTTCCAAACTGGTCGTGAGGGTCTGGCTGTTGGTGCGACTGGCGCTCGTCCTAGTGGTGCTGCTGGCCTTGGAGCCGCATCTCCTGAGATGGAGGCTTACTACAACGCTCTGGCTCAACAAGAGGCTGAGTTGGCCGCTCGTGCTCAACAAGCTGGCATGGAGCAGACTCGATTTGGTGCTGGCTTGTTTGGCACTGGCGCTGAGTTACTGCGAGGTGCTTACCAGGGGCAGATTGGTGCTTTGGCTCCGTTTGAGGCATACCTTGGTCAGGCTCAAACACTTGAGGGTCTTGGCCAACAACCTCTTACTTTGGGTATCAATATTGGCGCACAGGGTAAGAGTACAGGTGCAGCCGATGCTCTATTGACAGGTGGTGTCAGTGCTGCAAAAACATTGCAAGCTGCCAACTCATTTAACCCGTTTGCCACTGCATTGGCGATGGCTTCTAGAAATCCAATGCTTGAACGAGGCGTTTCTGCCGCATTCCAGCCATATATTGGTGCCCAACAGGCTATTAGACAATACGGTGCAGAAAATGTCTATGGATATGGTGGAGAAGGTATGGCTCCAGCTGCGTTGACAAGTTTCTATTGATCTAATTTGTTAAGAGGCAATCATGGCAGATATCGTCCCAACCCTGTTCGGTCTTACTCCTGAGGCGTATCAACAAGCTCAAGCTGCACAAGCGGATAAGATGGCGCTTCAGTACGCGCAGCTTACGCCCATGCAGCAGGCGCAGTTTGCCATTGGTCGTGGCGCTTATCAGTTTGGAGGCGCTATTGGTGGAGCGCTAGGGGCTGTAGATCCTGAGCTTCAAATGATCAGCATTCGTAACGCTATTGCTAAACAAACTGATATCACTAATCCAGAATCAAGATTGGCCGGAATTCGTGCTTTAAATGAAGCAGGAGATACCATAGGCGCAATTCAGTTGACTCAAGTCCATGAAGACATTTTAGGTCGTCAAGCTCTTACTGGACAACGGCAAGCTGCTGCTAGAGCTTCATTGGCTCAGGAAACAAAAGCACTAAGAGAAGATGAAACTGTAGTTGTTGGAAACAGCTTGATTAATCGCAGGACTGGTGAAGTCATCTACAAGCCTGAAACAAAACTTAATCCTGTTGTTGTTGGTAATTCATTAGTTGATCCTACAACTGGAACAGTGATTTACAAGCCTGCTGAAGGTGAGCCAAGGCCAGTTGTTGTTGGAAATGCTCTTGTAAATCCAATTACAGGCGCTGTTGTTTACAAAGCAGAAAAAACTGAATCTACTCCTGAAGATGTTAAGAAATATGAAGTGGCAAAATCAGAAGGATTCAAGGGAACATTTATTCAATTCTTGTCTCAACTTGCTGCTGCTGGACGCGCTCCGGCTCAACCATCTGCTCCTTCTATTACGCAAATTCAAGATCCAACCGATCCAACTCGGATGATTACTATTGATGCGCGTAGATATCAGGGCGGAGGATTGGGATCTGTTGGTGTTATCGGTGCATCTGGTAAAACTTCTGCTGCCGCTGCTAGCGATTTGCGAAAAGAACAAGGCATTAGTCAGACCAGCAACATACTTGATAACTTAGAAGTTGCATATCAAAATCTTGACAAGTTGAGGGCTATACCTAGCACTCAACGTGGCGTAATTTCTAACGTTCTTGCTGGAATTTCTGCTAGTGGACCAGGACAAGTTGCTGGTCGTTTTGCAGGTACTGAAGAACAGACCCAACGGGATATCATTCAAAGTGCCCGCAATCAGTTGTTTGCAGCCGTCAAAGACGCTACGGGACTGTCTGCTCAAAACTTGAACTCTAATGTTGAATTTACAACATGGTTGAATTCGTTGACAGATCCTTCTAAGAGCATTCAAGCGAACCAAAAAATTCTTGCAGAACTTAGAAAATTCATTGAAAGCGGTGGTAAGTACAGCGCAAAGAATCAAAATCCGCAAGCACAACAAGGCACCCGTCAGAACCCCATCAAACTTGACTGAAGGAAGCAGAAATGGCTACCGTCTACGAATATAAGGGAGTCACATATGAACTCCCAGATGGGTTAAGTAATGAACAGGCACTGGCACGAATTAGGGCCAGCTTGGGAGAAGGCGCACAACCAACTGAACAAACTAGCCAAAGTATTGCGCAAACACAACAACCAACCTCTAGAGCGGATTTGCGTAGGCGTCTTATTGAACAAGAGGTAACACGCGCAGCATTGCCTGTTGCAAGTATTGTCAGAGGCGCTGTTGTTGATCCTGCTCTTGCTGTAAACCAGCTTCTTGCCAGTACTGGCTTGTTTGGACAGCGTATCAAAGAAGGCGCAACAAATCTCGTATCACAAACAGAGGGTCTGTTTAACCGTGGTCGAGAAATGATTGGTGAGTCTGGATTCGATCCTTACCGAATGATTGGCGGTGTTGTAAGTCCTGTGAATAGACTGTTGGGCATAACAACGGCTGTTCCTGCAAGAGGCGCAGTAGAGGCTGGGAAGCAAGCGGCAGCCACTGGCGCTGTTATGGCTGGACTTCAGCCAGTAAATGCTCCGGTAGAAGAATTTGCAGAACGCAAAATTGAACAAATGGCTACTGGAGCAGTGCTCGGCCCATTGATTCAGGGTGGCGTATCTGCCGTTGGTGCTCTTGCTAACCGTCTTAGCGGACTGACTGAAGAAGGTCGTCGTCAGTTTTTGCAAACAGAATTGAACAAAATGGCTGGCCCAGATCGGCCTGCTGTCATTAAAGCTCTGCAAGATGCCAAAGAACTTGTGTCTGGATCTAGGCCGACGGCAGCAGAGGCATTGGCTGACATTCCAACTGCCGCACAAATCATGGCGGCACAGCGCAAAGTGGCTGCACAACCAGACACTGCTGGTTCATTCTTGCAGCGTACTGTTGACAATCAAGCAGCCCGTCTTCGGACAATACAGACTGTTTCTGGAACTGAAGCAGAACGTGCAGCATTGACGGCTGAACGAGGTGCTGTTACTGGCCCAATGAGAGAGGCTGCTCTTGAACAAGCCAATCTAGCTGGTCCCGTATTTACAAGACTTGAAAAAGATATTGCTGACAAATTTAATAGTCTTGCCGCTGCTCAACAGACTGCTGGCATGACTGGTCTTGCAGCAAGGACTCAACAGGCAATTTCTGAAGCGGGACGCCCTGGATGGCTTTCTGCCGGAGACATTGCATCTGAAGCTGCTGCCCGTGCCAAGCAATATCAAGGACTTGCAGAAGTTCTTCGTGGAGAAGCAAAACTAAAGCAGTTCCAGCTTAACAGTCTTGAAACCAATGGCTTTTTCCCGCTGCGGGCATCTGACGTAATTGGAGAAATTGATAAAGCTATCAAAGGAACTGTTTCTGATCAAAGCAAGGCTGTTTTGCAAGCTGTTAGAGACAAAATTAGCTCTAAAGCTGATGAAAATGGTCTTTTGAATAGTAGAGATTTGTACGAAAACGTTAGAAAGATGTCCAATCAAGACATCGCTAAGTTGCTTGGCCTTGGAGATCAATACGCATCTGGCGGCATTCCACAACAAGCGGCAACCGCACTTGGCAACGTTAAAAAATACATTGACGCTGCTTTGAATAAATCTTCTGATGGATTGTGGCAAAAATATCTCAACTCTTATGCTGATTACAGTCGCAGACTGAACCGCATGGAGATTGGTGACTTTTTGTCTCAAAAGCTACAGACTCCTCTTGAAAAAGAGAGTGCTGGCGCTTTTGCTGCTGCTGTTGAAAACGCTGCACAGACTATCAAAACGTCTACTGGTATCCCAAGATTCAATAAACTTTCTGATGTTCTCTCAGAAGGAGAAGTCAGGACCGTCAATAATGTTTTGGCAGACTTAAAGCGATCATCAAAAGCAGACGAAATCGGCAAAAAGATATCTGGTATTGATGTTGGTCTACAAGATGTAACGCAAGGTCTACCAAATTGGTTGAATCAAACTTACACATCGTTCCGTGCCGCAATGCAGTTTTTGCAACGCGGTAACGCAGAACAGTACAACAGAGAAATGGCTAATCTTTTGTTGAATCCGAAAGAATTGGCGACTTTCATGACATCTGGAGTCAAAAAAGGACAAGTCCCACAACTTGTATCGTCAATGGTCAAGTTAATGGACCCGCCAACTAGAACAACCTTTCTTCAGATGTTTGCCATCCAACCGGCTGCCCGAGAGGCTGGTGAAGCAACCCCTCCCTTGGAGTAATCAATGCTATCTCTCATCTCTACCCTTGGTGGCCTACTGATCTCTGGTTTGCCAAAGCTCTTGGAGTTTTTCCAGAACAAGGCAGATCAGAAGCACGAACTGGCACTAGCCAAGATTCAGACTGAGAGAGAGCTTGCGCTGGCCGCTCAGGGCTTTGCAGCACAGCAAAGGATTGAGGAGATCCGCACTGAGCAGGTCATGATGCAGAGCGAGGCCCAGATGACTGAGGCTGCTCTAAAGCACGATGAGAAGGTGCTGGAGAAGGCAAGCAGGTGGGTTGCAAACTACATTGGCACGGTTCGTCCGACTGTGACCTACATCTTCGTGATCGAGCTTGTGCTGATCAACATGTTTTTGTGTTACTACTTATATGCCAACCCAGGCATGGTAGACAGCATTGATGATGTTTTGAAATACGCCGACATCATTTTCAGCCCAGATGAAATGGCTATGTTGGGTGGAATTATTGGATTTTGGTTCGGGTCGCGTAACTGGGCTAAGAAATGAAGCTATCCAAGGCCGGTGTAGACCTCATGCACCGCTTTGAGGGTTGTAGGAACAAGCCGTATCTCTGCCCAGCGCATATCTGGACAATCGGATACGGTCATGTCCTATACCAAGATCAGATCCGTTTACCGATGGTTTCGACTGATGGTAAGACGGCTCGTAAGGATTATCCTTTAAAACCGGAGGATGCGCGTGTCTGGAGCAAAGCAGAGATCGAAGAACTATTCTCGGTTGATGTCGCAAGTTTTGAACGTGGTGTTCTACGACTTGTTCCCGGCGTTGTTGGCCGTCAAGGCGCTTTTGACGCTCTTGTCTCTTTCGCCTTTAACGCTGGGCTAGGGAACCTACAGAGATCGACTATCCGTATGAAGGCTAACCGTGGCGATTGGGAAGGTGCTGCGGAGGCATTCATGTCTTGGACCAAGGGTGGTGGCAAGGAGCTTCCTGGCCTTGTACGCCGCCGCAAAGCAGAGATCGAATTATTCTTGTCATAGATGAGCAGAACAATGGGCAGTTATGGCAAAACCGCAAAACAAGCCTACTGTAGAGCAGGCTTTAGAGTTCGACGAATGCGTTAAACACTGGCAGACGGTCCTCAATCTAATGGATTGGAGACTGGAGCGCAGTATGAAGCCAGCCAAGGGCGCTATGGCTTCCATGCAGTGCGATAACCAAGCCAGACTTGGCACCTACCAGCTAGGTGACTTTGGCGCTTCTCCCATCAACAGCGAAACGCTGTCCATGACGGCACTCCACGAGTGCTTGCACGTTTTCCTATACGACCTGATAACAACAGCCCAAGATAGGTCAGCGACTCCCGAGGACTTGGAGTCTGTGGAGCATCGCGTAATCAACGTACTAGAGAGGGCACTACATGCCAAAGCCGGTTGTCAGTGAAGAAGAATTTATTGAGCTTTGGGATAAGTATCAATCGCCTGTCAAGATCGCTCGGATTCTTGGTGTTTCTGAGCGCGGCATCATGGCCCGTCGCAACAGGATTGAGAACAAAACCCAACAACTGCTGATAACAAGATCTGCTTCTGGGAACACAACAGGCCAGACTGAATCTGTTCAGCCATCAATGGCAAGGCATCATCTTGGCATTGAGAATGGGACTGTTTTGGTGTTCTCTGATGCCCATTTCTGGCCTGGGATCAGGTCTACTGCGTTCAAGGGATTGCTTTGGGCTATTAAAGAGCTAAAGCCAAAAGCTATCATCAATAATGGCGACGCATTTGACGGATCCGCCATCAGTAGATTCCCCAGGATCGGGTGGGATTCCAAACCTACCGTCATTCAGGAACTACGCGCTTGTGAGGCCAGCCTAGGCGAGATTGAGGATGCCTCTAAGGGTGCCAAGCTGGTCTGGGCGTTGGGAAACCATGACGCAAGGTTTGAGAACCGCTTGGCCAACACGGTGCCTGAATACATGGCTGTTGGTGGTTTTAAGCTATCGGATCACTTCCCTGCCTGGGTTCCATGCTGGTCATGCTGGCCGACAGAAAACGTAGTCGTCAAGCACAGGTTCAAGGGAGGGCTTCATGCCACCCATAACAACACGGTTAACGCTGGCCTAAACATCGTTACTGGCCATTTGCACAGCCTCAAAGTGACCCCGTTTGCTGATTACGCCGGGAATCGGTTCGGCGTTGATACGGGCACTCTAGCGGAGACTGATGGACCCCAATTCACGGACTATCTTGAGGACAATCCTGTGAACTGGAGGTCTGGGTTTGCCGTGCTGACATTCCACAATGGCAGGTTGCTGTGGCCTGAGCTTGTTCACCGCTGGGCTAAAGACAAGATTGAGTTCAGAGGCAAGGTTATCGACGTTGGCTCTCTATAAGCAATTTGCGATAAGATTCCATTGCGGCCCTGACATCCATCCGTAGGGCTTCTATTTGCTCTTCTTGAGCCTTCATGCGCTCATGAGCCTGTTTAGCGAACTGAACTAGAGTCTCCGTCTTCCATGTTGCGAAGTCTGGGCCTTCCACGAGGCTTAGATGTAATTTCCCGCTCTTCAGTGGTGAAACGATGCTCATTACCGCACTCTCTGGATCTTTGGACGATCCCGTTCTTCTGTCTGGTGTCCTTTACTAGGCTCCACGCTCCGCACTTGGGGCATTCTT